AACCGGGGACGGTGCGAGAAATAGTCCAGCCGTCTGCAAGTAGAAATGTCTTTGGGTCGAGCGTCAGGGTGACTTCAACCACTGTTCCGTTGGGGATGCTCACGGATGTGATAAGACCGCTGGCCAAGTTGACGGTGTAATCAGCTGGGCGGGTATAACCGGCGAGGCTTATCGAGGTGATGTTCGTGTAGCCAAGATCTAACTCGCCAGCGGTGATTGGACGGGCGAATGACTTCTGGCTGTTTGGCGGGGTCCATGTAAGGGCTTGTCCCTTTTGGGACAGTAAATAGCTCTCGATGGAGTAGATCTCCTCGATGGGGAGTACGACTGTCTGACAGTTCCAGGTTTCGATGTCACGGTTCAAGCCGTCGCTGAGGATTTGGCTGTAGCCGTCACCAAACTGGGCGCGTTGGATTCGCTGTGTCTTTTTCTCGCTTGTTGAGAACGCAAGCGGGATGTCGTCAAAGGCGATGTAACGCATCAGAGCATTCCTCCACTACGGCGCTCGTTTGCCAGGGTCGAGAGGACAATGCCTTGAACTTGCCCAGCAATCTGTTTTTGGGCTTTCGGGCTCAAGCTTTCGCCTGTGTTCTCTACTGTAATGTTAATCGTCTCAACCTTCACGCCACCGCCGCCAAGGGCGTGGTTTGGAACAATCGTTCCAGAGGATTTAGGGACGAACAGTTCTGGCCCGCGCTCGCCAACAATGGATGGGCGTCCCACCGGGGGGTTTCCGCCGTCTGCAAATCCTGCAAAAACGTTGCCCCCGATGCTTTCTAGATTGCCAAAACCCGTGAGGTTGAAGTCGCTTGCTCGGGTGCCGATAGCTGGGGATTGCCCCAGGGCAAACGCACGGGCGATGCCGATTGCGATGTACTGGGCAATCATTTGCTGAGCTGTCTTCATGAGCATCTCAGCCAAATTCCTCAGGAAGTCGGCAAATACCTCTTCAACACTCTTGGTTCCAGTCACCATGTCTAGGAAGCCGGTCGTGACAAGCTCGCTGGTAAGTTGAGCGGCTTGACCGATTTCTTTGTACTTCTCTAGGACACGTGCCAGGGCAACTTCTTGCTTGACGATCGCATTAAGCTCTGCGCCCGTGGAGAAGTCCATAAGTTTTTCTGGGGCTCCATACATTCCGTAGGGTTGGGTACGATCAACAAGCGCTAGTGGGTCAAACCCGGCGGCTGCGCGTAAGTCGGCAATTTGCTGCTCAGCGCGTACACGTTCTTGGACAAGTGCGTTCTCTTTTGCCGCTAGTTCAGCAGACTTAATGACTTTGGCCAAGCGGGCGTCATAAAGTTGGTTGATAAAGGTCTCGTCTTCTTTTACCTTGCTTTTATTTAAGGCGTCTTGTCGTGCGAACTCTAAAAATTTGATTTCAGTATCACGGCGTATAAGAAGTGCCTGTTCTTCACGTTGTAAAATATCCAGACGATCAAGTCCTACGCGAGCTATCTGCTCATCAACATTGAAAAGATTTAAGCGCTCTCTCAAAATGTCGCGCTGAAGAGACAGTGCTCTACTCTCTGGGGGTTTAGTTCCTCTGCCGCGACCAGTTGGCTTATTAATACGGTTCTGAAGAGCTGCAAGTTCTTTTTGGTATTTAACTTGTAAGCCTTGCAGCTTTGCAGTAATTACAAGAAAATCTGCTTCGTCACTTCTTAGTTGGTTGATTAGCTTTTGTTGTTCTATTGTGTACTGTAGTTTTAAATTTATTTCTAGTTGTTTTTGGACGGATTTATCCTTTATATCAGCGCCTAAACGTTCTACTTCGAGTAAACCTTCTTCAAGAGCTATCTGCATATTAGCTATTTGTATAGAATCGCGGTCAATCTGTACAGAGACTTTTTTAGCTTCTACCTCAGCCTCTACCAATCTCAGAATTTTATCTTGAGCAGCAACCCTCTCCTCAATAGAGCTGGCGTCATCTAATTCCCGAATAGCACTCTGAATTTGTGGGTCAGTTGATTTACGGGCGGCAGCAATAGCCTCGCCTCGCTTCTTTAACTCAACTTCAGCCCGAGGAACAAGCAATGTATTAAATACATCAGCCATAAAAGCTTTAAACTTTGTAAGAAATACTTCAAAGTCATTAGATAAATCCTGTGTTGTCTGAGAAAACTCTTTTAAAGCTTCTACACCTCTCTGGCCTACTACTTTCTCTAATTCTTTCGTGGCTAAACTGAGCGCTCCAGCGGCGTCACCTGTTTTCTCCAGATCGAGGATAAGTTTTTCTAACTTAGAGCCGCTAAGGCCGGATGCTTTTGTAATTGCGCTTATATCTGCCGTTAAGGGGTTCAGTGCTGCCCCAAGTTCTTTGGCGCCTTCGATTAATGCGTCAAAAGATGTACCAAGTGCCGTACCAACCAGCGAGAGTCCAAAGCCAAATTGACCGCCCACCAAACCGCCAGCCGCGCCACCTGCGCCACCGCCGACTGCAGCGCCTACACCCTGCCCGAAGAGGAGTGGAAACGCGCCACCGATGATGCCACTACCAAGGGCTTCTTTGCGCGACCTGGCGCGTTCTTTCGCTATAGCACGTGTCTCTTGACGTTCACGTTGGCGGAAACGCAGAACACGTCGGGCTCTGTCTATGCGTTGATCTTCGGCTTCAAGTAACTGGTCTATTTCTTTTCCAATCTGTTTGGCAACGGTAAATTCGTTCTTTTTAATCGCATTACCGGCAAGAGCAACTTTGTTTTTCAACTGCTCCTGTAGTACGTTATTTGTTGCAAGTTTGTTGATACGTTCCAGGCGCTGAAGATTCTCGCCTCCTAGTTCTTGTCGCTGCGCCCTGTTTGATCTGGCTCTGAACAACTGACTTTGCCGTCTGTTCTGCTCTCCAATAATTTCGCCAAGTCGGCCATAAGCACCATTTAGCTTTTCAGCCAACGCAACCTTCAGCTGTAGCAGGGTGACGCCTTCGGTTAAAAGGCTGTTGGACTTTTGAAGGCTTAGTGTACGTTCCGCCGCCTGTTTAGCTTGTTCCCGCGCTCGGATTTTTCTGTCCTGTTCTATTTCTGGCAGGGCGACAGGGAAGCCCATTGAACCGGCGGTTCGGTACGGTGTGGGTATTCGTTGGGATAGGCCGGTAGCTGTCCGTTGTTCTGCAGACTCCCGGCGCTGCGCTTCTAGGGATACTTGGTTGGTAATGTTTCTTTGGATGTTTAGTTTTTCTTGTAAAGCCGTACCATCACGCTCGTTGAGCTTTGCGATTGCCTGATAAACTGCTTCTTGCTCCGACAGTTGTTTGAGTCGGAAAGCCTCTGCATTTTGTCTGGTTTGAATTGACTGACGGCCTTTAGACGCTTCCAGTTCAGTGACGTTGACGCCTGAAGCGCGGCGAATAAGATCTGCTTGTTCTCGTAACTCATCGTTTAGCCGCGCATTTACGTCGACAAGTTTTCGTGCAATCTTCGCGGCTGTTTCACTACTACTATTAAACCTATTAAGGTTGTCCTGCAAGCTCCTCTGTCTGCGTGAAAGTTCAGAGACAGTTTCGGACGTTTCAAAAAGAGCTTGACGGTAAGCCTCAACGGCTTTTTCTAAATTACCGAAACCCATTGTCATTGAAGACATTGGGCCTTCTGCTGAGGAAGTGCCTAAGTATTCGCCTAAAGCTTTTAAGGGGCCTTTTGCAAAACCTAAAGCCTTACCTAATCGAATGGTATCTGCGGCTGCACGTGCAATTTGAGGAGCAAAGGCAAGGGCAGCAGCCGTTGTCGCGGCTATACCCGCAGTAGCAAGGGGTGCATTGCCCGCAAGATTGATAAGAGCATTATCTAAGCTTGTAACAGCCTTAAAAGCGTTGCCTATAGCGCCTACGTCAGCTTTTGTTATGACGCTAAAAGTGTTGAACAGGCTGCCCAGAGCGCCTGCACCACCTAAGCCCGCTATAGCAATACCCGTACTACGTACAATTCTTCCTAAGCGTTGGAATGATTGAATAGCGCTATCTACTTCTCGTGTGATATTACGTTCTATATTTATCGGAGTTTGGCCTATCTTTTCTATACGGCTTTGCAGCTTATTTATGTTGGCAAACGCTTTTTCAATACGTACGTCAAGATCAATGCGGGCGTTATAGGAAGCCATCGACCTTGCGTACACCTAACTTATTCAGTTTAACGACGGCGGCGGGCTTTCTCCATCTCTTTCTCTTGGTCCTCGTTGAGGATCTTGAAGTAAGCGCTCCAGCCGATGAGTTCCTCGGGGGTCATTGTGGTGCGGACTTCGGACAGGCTCATGCCCAGTTCTTTGGCAACGCCAAATTGGAGCATGAGCCAGTTGTCTTTGCGAAGTTCCGCGCTTAAGAGTTTGGGTCCATCTCCTCAGCGTTTTCGTCCTCGCTAAGAATGGCGAGCATCAAGGACTGGAGATCCTTGTCTTTAACATCGTTCTTAAGGATGTCGATCTCTCCAGGGGCAAACAATTTCTTGCCGTTCTCGTCCAAAGCCTTTGAAATAAGGAGCTGGAGAGCAAACGCACCAGCATCATCGGATTTGGCTTGGCGTTGGGCGCGTTCGCGCTCAGCCATCGTCAAAGGTGTGACATACATCTGAAACTCAGTGCCGTCTGATAACTCGACAACCTTTTTTGTTGGGGCAAGGTTTGCGGCTTTGCGGAGGCGGTCAATAGCGCGAACTGGGACCGGCATGGAATACAAATGTATGTGTTTGTACTGTAGCGAAGAACAATAAAAAAGCCCCAGCATTGCCGGGGCTCAGT